TTGCGGGGAGCTTTTCTGCAAACTCGTCTAGGTCAATGTAATCCTTGACCTTACCCACAACCTTAACGTCACGCGCTGGGTCATCCTTAAAGTTGTGTGTGTTTGGTACGCGCAGTATACGTGCTGCATCCGCAGTCACTACAGGATCAGCATCTAAACCGAATTCGGCGCACGCCGTCTTCAATCTTTCCGCTACAGGTAACCATTCCTGTCTGGAATACGGGCGTGACAAAACCCAGTAAACGTGAAGCCCACGTCCTGAGTTTACGATAGTAGTACAGGCAGGTAGGCCGTACTCATGTATAAAATTATGTAACGCAATTAGTGCATCGCGCTGTGTTTCGTAGGGTTTGCCGACTCCACAATCAACATCTAGGAACAGAGCTTTCATTTGTAAGACGTTTTCGGCCTTACGATTTACATCCTCCACATACGTGGCCGGAGTGTAATAAGCATCGTACCCTTCAGCATCAAATTCATGCGCAGCATTAGCAGCCGCATCTACTGAACTATAAAATTTCTGTATTGTTTTGCCGTCTTTTATCCCTACTATGCAATAGTACCCTTCGTTTCCGGCAATGGTACTAAGAAACTCCTTAGTTTCCATAAGATTCCCACATCAGAGAAATAGGGGCACCGTAGTGCCCCATTGTTTTTAGTCATCAAATTCATCAAGCAAACTTGCAAGATCGACATCGGCTGGTGCTTCAACCTTTTTCTTTTTAGATACCTTGACCTTGGGTTCCTCAACTTCTTCTGCTACTGCCTCTACCGCTTCTACTTTTGGCATTTCTATCTTGGGTAGTGCGGGAGTGCTATCTTCTTTCGGTTTAACAGTAAGTGCAATAAGTTTCTCAGTGTCTTCCGACTGCTGCACATCTATTGCAATTTTAAGTTCGTCTTGCTCCAACACACGTACTGGTTTGAAACACAGCTTAGGTGTAGATGAGTCTGTATCAAAACGAATTTCTGTAAGTAAGGAAGCCAACGGAGCTTTCTGGGAATCTAGGAAACGTGCATACGTTTGTAGCCCCATCTTCTGCTTGTTGTCACCAAACACACTAGTAGCTGGTAACTGTAGCTGGTAAACCTCGTTCGACTTTATGTTGCCATCGGCATCCGCAAGCAGTACCGCAACACGTTGTGAGTACCGGCACGCACGGCCTTCACCCATACCAGAACCTTTAATGTTTTGAGGACAATCAAAACATGTCTCTGACTGACGGTCTCCATCAGCTACTTCTTTAGAAGGACGGCCTGTCTGTGTATCAGCAGACCAACACGTAGGAGGATTAGTAGCGCCAGCAGTATACTCACCAGCAAAATACATACGTGAGATTGGAGCTGTCTTTACCAGAACTACGTTTATAGCACGTTGCTCTAACTCCCCAACTTCTTGACCGCTAACTACCTTACGGAATACGCCGCCACGAATACTCAGTCTGTTAACACCTCCAACAGACCCTCCCCTACCAGCCGCATTTGTATCTGGCTGTAGCTGTCCGAGTAAACTTTTATACTCGTCAGGCATGTTTTCAAACATAGTTATATTACTCATACATCATCCTCATCGCTGAAATCCAGTTCAAGTTGAACGGGTTCGTTTTGGTCTGTATCGACCGGTTCTGGTACTTCCTGTTTCAAAGCTGCTACCACTTGCGGAATGTTAAATCGGTATGTGTTTGCCACCTTTATATAAGTGTCTTTAGGCACATACCCTTTAGCTACCCATTCGCGGACGGTAGGGACTTTGACATTCAAGTACTTAGCTAGTTCCTCAAACGAGACATAACTGTCCGTCATTTCTTTCTCCGTACTGTCACAGTGTATTCGCTATCACAATTTAACCCCTGTGGGAGCTTTTCGGGGTTGTCCTCAAGGAATTGCTTCATATTCCCCTGATGGATTCTTTTCTCAAGCAGTTCTGGCACTTCATTTTCAAGGATAAATTTACCCATCGCTTCCCAATCAGAAGTCCAGTATTTAGATTTGGTAGACCGATAGAACGTACCGTTCTCTGTACGGACAGATTCGACACCGTTATCTTTACAGTGCTCCAAGAGTTTGATTTCTATGGCTTTCATCTTCAGTACAAGCTCTTCTTCTTGTTCTTTTAGAGCGGCTTGTAGCTCTAACTTCTTGTCTCTTATCTTTATATAGACCGAGACCAACCGATCTAAGTCGGGTTTCACCTCATTACTCATCACGACATCTCCACAAATTACAATAGTTTAGCTAAGTTCTCCTTGGTTTGGCGCAGTTTAGTCTAGTTTTTATTATAGTTCAAGCACATTAGTGTATAAATCGATCATCTTGGAATGGACGTTTATTCGATCGTCCAACATCTTGTATATGTGCCTTTCCACCCTAGAACCTTCTAGTTGGATTACGGTACATGGATGTTTCTGCCCAGTACGGTGTACACGAGCGTTGGCCTGTGCGTAGGTTTCCAAAGAAGATGTTGGCCCCCACCATACAATCGTGTTTGCCGCAGTTAGCGTTACACCATGTGCAGCCGCTTGCGGTTGGATTATCAGGACTCTAGGGTCTGGGTCATCTTGGAATCTACTAAATATCTCAGTGCGTTTGGACGCACTCACATCACCTCTGATAATCTCGTTTGTGATACCGTCAGCTTTTAGCTTCTCAGCCAGTACGTCAATGACGTGCTTGAACGGTACAAAGATAAGAACCTTCTGGCTGGACTCGTCGATCACCTCACGTAGAACCTTGTACCGATTCTTAATATCAAACTCCACCGTCTCTCCAGTGTCGGTATACACCGCACCGCAGGATATTTGTAAGAGCTTGTTCATGTTAACCGCAGCATTAGCAGCAGAAATTTGTTCCCCTGCCGCTACCGCAACCATCTGGTCTTTAAGGGTCTTGTAATATTTCTTTTGCTGTGGGGTTAGTTCGACCTCACGTTTTACGTAGGTCATGTCAGGTAAGTCTAGGCACTCATCTTTCGTAAACCGAATAGCCGGTTGTAGTGCGTTGAATACTGTATCTGTAGCATCTGGTTTGGGTAGCCACTTAAACTGTGTAGCCTTGAACATAACCTTGTCCCTGAACGCCCCAAAAAATCTGGGCACGCCAGCAGGATTAACAAGTTTAGCTATCCCATACGCATCTACGGGAGACTGCGCGGCTGGAGTACCGGTCATCATCCACAACCAAGTATCGGGTTTGAGTAGAGAGTTCAGTACTTTCCAGCGTTTAGATTGCGAGTTCTTGTAGTGGGTAGCCTCGTCCACAATGATCAGGTCAAACCCACCTGCTTCGATATCGTCTTTAACTATCTCCACGCCATCGTAGTTGATAATGACGTACTCGGCTTCTCCGTTGATTATCTCCTGCCGTTTCTTTTTAGAACCATGTGCTATGTCTACTGTGCGGTGCATAGCAAACTTGAACAGGTCAGCCCGCCATGCCGAATCCATAATAGATATGGGGCAGATGATTAGGACACGGTTGATTATCCCCTCGTCCAGCAGAAAGTCTGACGCCCAGATTGCAGAGCCGGTCTTTCCGGTGCCCTGCTCATTAAAGCAAAACCCCCGGCTATTTAAGGTTAAGAAAGAGGAAGTTGTTTTCTGATGCTCGAAAGGCTGGTACTTGCCTGTCCATTTATACTTGCCCAGTATGGGGGATGGCACATCTCTGACGTTTAAGTTCCGTAAAACACGGGACTCATCTACACCCCAGTTAACAATAACGTCATTTGCGTTGAGTTGTCTGCTCTTTGGTATCGCCGCAGTAATTTTTTCGGGATTACGAACCCGCAGAAGCAAGCCTCTGTTATCGACAATTTGCATTTAAGTTACCCTACTAGCTTATCTGGGTATTTAGCAGCCATTGCTAGAAGTTCGTTTTTATTTTCAATGGCTTCCGGATGATCACCGGTAACGCAGCGGCTTCTTAAATCTTCTTCTGGGCTGTACTTTAAGTTGTACCCTCTAGGGTACGCACCTTCTACGGTACAATGAGAAGACCTATGCCCTTCTCCCCCGCCTAATCCGTGATAGTGTCTGTCCCCGCATTCTTTACACACAAAGACATATTGCCTGCCACGTATGTAACAATCGACTGTAGGTATTTCATCTTGCATGACATCATTCTCCTTATTTCTTTTTCTTCTCACGCTTACTAGTTTCAGAAACTAAACGCCCTTTGGAATCTCGTTTGAACGATCTGTTCTTGGACTTACTTTCTATCTTGGTACCGTGAGAGTTCTTGCCACCTTTGCTCAGTGCTTTCTTGTGGCTAACGTCCTTGCCCTCTCGTTTGTCGGCTTTGCCGTTCTTGTTTTTGTCTACGCCTTCCTTGTCTATCTTACGCCGCGCACGCTGCCTTTCCATACGGTCAGCATGTTCACCACGCTTCTTCTGTTGCTCGTACTCTTTCTTATAAGGACGTTTCTTTTTTGTATATGGCATCATCGCCTCCCATTATGTGGGCACTCAGTTACGACACAGTGTGCTCTACAAAGCCCTGTGGGTTTAGGATTCCATACGTCATTGTCGTATGATTTTTCCAGTGTAGCGTAGGCAGTTAACCACTTGCGCCACAGTTCTGTTTGGTTTTCTATGGTATATGTCTCTTTAATGAAAGCCTTACATACCACAAACAACAACCCACATTTCACCTTCTTTATGTCAGGGAAATGTCTGAAGACAGCAAGAGCCATTAGCTCTAGTTGTCCCTTGTCTGCATATTTAGCAGACTTACCGGTTTTGTAATCTATTACTGTAGCAACGCCGGTTTTTTCGTCAACTATTAATAGATCGGCTACACCCCTAAACCAAACACCGTTATCAAAGAATCCACACGGTTCTAGCTTTTCAGTCAGCCCCATTTTGTATTCGCAGAGCTTTTCGCCTTTCATACCTTTGAGTTTGTCTAACGCACTCAAAGCATAGTCAAATCGGGGGTCTAGCTCTTTAACTACACCGCCGACGTAATCTTCTGCGGCCTTGTGAAATTCGTTTCCGTAAAAGATAGCTTCGGTTTCAAAGTTCTCCTCGTAATCTTTTACTACCTTCGTGTGGTAATACTTCTTCGGGCACTGATCAAACGTCTTTATGCTACTGAACGACCACGCTGGTTTGGTATCCACTCGGTACACTCTCCGTAGTTTTTGCCGATCTCCACGTCACCACGCACGGGAAGGCCGTTCGCCCACTCCGGTGTGTAACGCATGCAGGAGTCCACGTAGATAGCAGCTTCCTCTACCTCCGTGTCTCTGACACAGCATACCACAGAATCGTGTACCGTTAACAAAATAGGGTACCGCTTAGATATCATTAACATCTGTTCGGACATCACACAACGTGCTATTCCCTGACACACGTTTTCTATAACTTTACCGCCGTAAATCTTAGTCCAGCCCCGTCTAGTCTTGTACGTAAACTGAACACCTTTCTCTGTCTCGTCAGCTTTTAGCTGGTTGTAATACATCATCAACCCTGATGGGAGTTGAATAGCGTTGAGATTAGGCACCACTTCGAGCACTCCCTTACGTCCAAGTTCTGCGGAGTAGTCTTGGTAGATGCGCATCAGTGCAGTTTGGGCCTGCCGCCATAAGTTAGTAATTGAGTCGTTCGTGTCCCTGTAGATACGTACAATACGTTCTGCTTCCGCCGCTTCTACGTCAACCCCGAACGTCTTAAGTTGGTCACGGAATCTTACTGCCCCCATTCCATATCCGGCTCCGAGGATTGTAGTCTTACCGATGAAGCGTTGGTGGGCAGTAACTTCGGATTCAGGCACACCATAAATAGCCGCTGCCATCTTCTTGTATACGTCTTCTCCCTTCTCAAAAGCCTCGACCAAATCATCCTGACCGGCTAACCATGCGAGTACACGCGCCTCTATCTGGGCAGAGTCGGCTTCAACCAGCGTGTATCCTTCCGGTGCTACGATACATGACTTCAAAACTTTAGCGTTCTGACCCCGACTTGGTAGGTTCTGTAGGTTAATCTTGTCTTGACCGCCCCATCTGCCGGTGTGTGCTGCGTAGTATTTAATCGGTACAGGTAATGCGCCGCGCAGTGCGATATCAATAAACCTTTCTGTACGTGTTTCCTCTAGCGTACTCTTAAGTCCTATGCGAGCTGCTACTAACGCTTGCACCTTTGGGTCTTCGTGTTCTTGGAGAGCTTTGAATGCTTCATCGCTTTTAGCAAAAGCAAACGTCTCTTTACCTGTACGCAAACTTGTTTTGGTTGGAGGGATAACACCTAGTGATTCCAACGCCTTAGCAAACTTAGGGTTGGACATAAGCTCGTCCTTCTCAATCCCGCATTCTTCGAGCAAGCGATCTTTTTGAATTTTTAGATTCGACAGGTGGTCTTGTAGTTTATCTATGTCTAACTCAAGCACAGGGTCTATAAACATACGCAAGGTCATATCTATAACTTTAAGTTCTGACCTCGGAAACTTGCGCGTAGTCATAAAGATATTAAACAGTTTGTAGGTTAGCTCTACATCTTGGATACAGTAATCCCCATACCGTTCTAATTCGACATCGCTGAAATCTTCGCGGCGTTTGTCCAACGCATGAATTACTTCGTCTCCTTTCTCTCCGACATCGTACATCTCTGAAAGTTTTTTAAGTGACGCACCGGCATCAACACCGTGTATTGCACGCGCCATGCAAAGAGTATCAAGGTATAAACGAGGGTGAATATCAAGCAACCAACTAAGAATAGCGCCGTCAAACAAAGTGTTATGAGCAAGTACAGCACACTCTTCCCAGTTATAGTTGTCATGTAAGTACCTCTTCAGGTCGCTGAATGCTCCACTCAACCATACTGTCTCGCCATCATTTACTTTTACACTCACACCAATGATTTCAAACTCAGGACTACGAATGTACTGTTCTGTAGTTAGTTTAGTTAGCGAGAACGTTTTTGAGTAATAGGTCTCAAAGTCTACGGTTATGACATCCACTACAATCTATCCTCGTATTCGCTAACAGGCGGTATGCCCGTAGCTGTTAGTTTACCTTCTTTTATTAGTGCTTGACGGTTAGCTTCCTGTGCAGCCGCTATTTCTTTTTTATTTTGGCCGGTGTATTCGACAGCCAGTTTTTCTTTGATGAGTAGCTTATTGATTGTTGTTCGCCCCACTTTGATTTCACCCAAGTACCTTCCAAACTTTCCCTTCTCCCTTGTTCGGAGCGCATAAACTCCTCCCAACTTGAGAGCCTTTTGGGCGTAGGCTTTCGCGAGTAGTCCATGTGCTTTCTCCTGCTTATTTCTAGTGCGACACTCTGGAGTATCGATGCCGAAAAGACGGATACGCTGATTACGAACCCAACAATCAAAACCAAGATCAATGTCAACATCTACTGTATCCCCATCTACTATGCGTCTAATAGTTGCTTTGTATTCGTACATCTATTGTTCCTCTACAATTCTCTCTCGCAGTATTGCGTCTTGCCAATTCTTGCACCACGGACAGAACCAACCTTTGCGGTATGCTCGTGGGTGTTCATCGCCGTCTCGTTTTTCGATGTAGCCAAGCACCTCAAGCATCTTCTGGCCGCATTTACACGTCTGCCCCAGTTTTTTGTACATCTTTATCTAACACCTGTATAAAACACATGTTTGTGTATGTTAGCTGTAACTTGTCCTGTGTATGCCCACTCGGGGAATACCTTTGTACTGTGGTAATGAGTCGCGCCCCCTGTGATATCGGGGATCAAACCACTCAAATGCACTATGTATACCGCATCCCGCCAAGCCCGTTCATCGTGCGGGTCTTCTGGTTTGCCATCGCAGTAGAAGCTGAACTGACACATGTTGCGGATGGGATTACCGTTCCAGTAGTAACCTTGTTTGACTACATCACACGCATTGTCTGGGTAGCGTGGGTCTTCGATTCTATTTCGTATTACATGAGCGACTGCAATCTGCCCTGCATCTGGTTCACCTCTAGCCTCAAAGTAGATAGCTAGGGCTACGCACATAAGCGGGGTGATCATACAATTCTCCACAACCTGTAAGTGCTATCTTCTTGTTTACGCATCGTCATTACCCTTTCATGCCTAGTCAAAAACATTTGTGCGCTAGCCGCTTCTCTGTAGTTATCAAGTGCAACACTATCACCAACTTCCATATCTAGCAGTGGATCAAACCTAGACGACCGGCCTCCTCTACGTCGAGGCACAGGTATATCTTTCTCTATTATCAATTCCATAACTATCTCTTTGCTGGTAACTGGTTTCAATCAGTGAACAACGACCCCGTAGTCAGGGATTTCGTATTCATAATTTATCGTCTCATCGTTGGGTGACATCAAGAACGCGCCATTGCTGGTATGAAACTGCATAGCCATCTTTGTAGGGGGCGACATAGTAATAACGTGTGAGACATTCGGATACATTATAGGAACAGATTCTAGTAGCTCATTTACCAACCGACGCCCGGCCCCCTTAGAGTACGACCACAAAGAATAAAGACAAAAGACCGTAGCTATGCTTGTATCGTCTTCATCAAACTTAGCTTCGACTTCTTCAATAAGTTCGTCTATCTCTCCGGTCGCGTACATTCGTAACTGATCTTCTGTTCTCGGAATGAACGGACACATCACCGTACAGACAATAGCGTTTACCTTCATGTCGAAACCCTGTTTGTCCACATCAGCAAACACACGAAACTTTCCCTCGAAACGTGTTACGTTATCTTCAAACAAGTGTGGACGAACAGGGTCATCGGCTATGTAGTCGATGAAGTCTTCCATGCTACATTCAATCAGCATCGTCTTCCTCTAGTATCTGTTCGAGTTTATCTACCGCTTCAACAAGACGTTTGCCTAGCTGTACCAACTCTTCAGCATGCTCCTCGTCTATTTTAATTGTTATCTCTAACATGGCGATCCCACTCCCGTTCGCGCTCTTCGTCTGGATCAACTTCGTATGACCGCCACTTGTAATCCTCGTCCTCATCACCAACGCGATTCGGATCATCTGGTATTGTGCGCCAATCGTTATAGACTCTACCCATTATCATTCTCCTCCGGTCTGGTTAAATTAACTAACTGCCACGCAAGTTCGTGCAGCGCCGCTTTGTCTTCTTCGCACTGAATCAGGTTAATTACTTCTTGTAGCGTCATTATCATTCTCCTGAATATCTTTCAGTATCTCCCGCCGTAGTCGCTTGCGATCTTCGGGCGAACATTTACTCACGATCTTGATATCACTCAGTCTTAGTTTGTAACTCGACGGCTGCCAGTACAGTGCAGCTTCCGGCTCAGTGACCAACATGTACTGCCATGTCTCACCATCTATATCTATATAAAAAGATTCACCAATCATTCTGCATCACTCCCACCTTTTAGTCTATAGTCTTTCTCCACAAATCCCTCTTTGTTCCCATTAACATACGTTGAATTAATCCACACTTTCTTCCCGTTCTGGTACGTACGGATATGTCCTCGTCTCATGTGGCTACGTTTCGCACCGCCTCCACCGCCGTTGCCTCCACCCAAGTACGGGCTATCCCATACCTCACCGCCGATAGACAGAACCTTGTAGTCATAATTAGCTGTCTCACCTCTCTTGGCATGTTTCTTAGCAAGTTTAGGAGGGACATTTACAGGTACTTGTTTACAGTCGTTTATCTCTAGCAGATTGCAAAGCGTAGCCATTGACATAAAGTCATCTTGGTAGTCTGACAGAATTTCCCCTATTTCTTCTTGGCTATTCCCATGATCCACAAGATATTCAATAAAATTGACTGTATGGGGGTCGGGGTTCCAATCAAGTCCATATCCCATAGCTCTATAAGCGCCAATATCTTCAGGCTTAAAACTAAATTTGCAGAACGCTGGTTGGCACGCCCATACTTTAAGATGGGGGGCATACAATACTGACGCACATCTTATGTCTAAATCTTCCCCCTCTTCTTGTTTCTGGACAAGAATAGAAATTTTATGGGTGTCTATTTTTTCGGGTGCATCTGGTACTTTTATTCTTGTTGCGCCTTTCGTGTCGATACCATCTGCCTGATTATTTATATGAGTAGTACTTAGCAGAATCGTAATTGGGTACGGCAATCGAAATGGCATGTACTCTTTACCATCAAAAGGAGGATGTAAATCTTTATCACCAATTATGTTTCTTACATCTGGTACATAAAACTTCATGCCCCTCTCAATAGTTTCAGCTAAGTAGTTCATTGAGTGGGCGTGTTGCGGCATTTCGTTTTCGAGAAGCACCCCAACCGCATTACGCATATCACGTACCGCATCCTTAAACTTACCCCAGTGCGGGATACCTCTAACTGTCTGTTGTTTCTTCATTCTCGTTCTCCTAGTTAAAAGAAATAAGTTTGCGTGAGTTCGTACAGAAATCCCCCCACCCATTCAGGGTTCATGCTGTACTTGCTCACGACTAACCGTAGCGTGGCTTACTCGGTGCATGCACAGGGTTGGAGTGCTCTCATGAGGCATTTAAGCCCTGTCATGCACTGCGGATGTTTTCGGCCGGAATGATACAAACACACCTACCCACCGTCCGCTGGGGTATGGGGGAGTAAACAAATCAACTAAAAAACCTCCCCCTACTAAGAACCTAAAACGACAGCAGTACCTCCCGCACGCTATCTATATTGTCTTCATTTACTACCCACCCCACCCCGGCAGCCTTAGCTATATTTTCCAGTTCACGTTTCTGTAAAGCAGTCGTAGTGTTCTTGCCTGCTTTACACTCAATAGCGAAAAACTTTCCTTTGTAGCACCCGACTATATCCGGCACACCCGAACGTCCGTAGCCACCTGTGGCTGGAAAGAAGTAATAAACATCTTCACCCAACGTCTTCAGTTGTTTCACTATCTGATTCTTTACTCGTTTCTCCGGCGTCATCGCCATCAGTTTCATCTCCGTTCAAATGAATCCAAAACACGTTCTCTTGCATCCGTCTACCGATGTTATCTATGTACTTGCTCGGTGACTTGTGCGGCATTACTCTCAATACTGCTACCTTACGTTGTACCCACAAAGGTACCTTGTCTGCGGGAATTGTATAAGGGCGACTTATGTTGACACCTCGTATGGTCATCTCCATAAGACCGAATGACTGCAAGACAACAAAGTCGCCCTTAAGTTCCACACGTAGTACGGCTTTATCAATTCTCATCCGGTGCTACTCCGTAGACAAACTTGTATACAAAATCAGTGGGTACCATAAACGCACAGGCTTCCTTACAGAACACTTCGTAGTCTGGCCTGATCACGCCGATGTTCTTGGCACACCCATCGTCATCCCGCTCGACAGTTTCCAGTGTCATCACTGCACGCTGTATTTCGACAGGCAAATCCTCAAAGTAATCGAAAGTTTGTACCTGTACCTCATCGTATGGGGATCGCTGCGCTTTGTGTATGCAAACAATCTTTCCGGTTATAGCCGAACGCATCATGCACATGACACTGCGATCTCCTGCGTGTTCTTGTTTAGCTAACACAGCGTTACGTGCGTCGCGGTACTTGATAAAAGTTTCACGTAGTGCGCTATCTTCCGACAGAGTGGGGGACTTACCTTCCTCCATCTCGTACAACATGTTCAGTATTTCACGCGCACAACTTCTGCTGACTGCATCGGTTCTAAAGTTTGAGAACAAACCCTTGAGTTCGTCATCGTACGATTCAACCATCTCCCACACCAAGGGCGACAAGATATCCGCAACGTGTTCCGCTAACTCATCGTCACCGTAAGGACGTAGGCCAGCAACAAAACTTGCTGCTCGTTTGGCATCGTTGACTGCATTGATAGTCCTCTCTTGATCGTAAGTGCTGACACAGGAAGTGCTAAGTCTACGTTGCCGCTTGATACGCAAAGACTCTATCTCGTACCGACACTCGTCTGAGTTATACCAAACGTGTGCAGTATATAAGTTGCTACGTCTGGGACGGATAGACCACTTCCTTATGTGTTCACCCATGTATTCATCCTTGTGGGTTGCCATAGGATGAATGTCTACTGCATAGCTAAACTTCTCCTGAATAAGTTTCAGCAGGATTATTGTCCTCTCAGTCGTCTTGTACTTACCAAACTTGTAACGTGCGTCGTCTTCTCCCCACTCTTCACGTTCAAATTCCTTTAGCTCCTCATCGATTTTCGGAATGTAAGAGCCGTTGACGGTCTGTTTCTCTTCACCGTAAAAGCGTTCACGAAATTGTAAAGGGGTGTCGTTCACACCCCGATCATTGTATCTAGCCATAAGAGTTCTCCAATTAAAGGTTTACGTGGACAGCAGTGCCCACATTAGGTCTTGCAGTGTCGTGCCCAAGAATGCACCACAGTACGGGCGAGTTCCATGTGCCCCAATCCCCACCCAGATATCCATCCGTGCATACGATCACCGCTTGGGGATTGATGTTATGCTCTGCCATGTACTCGTTTACACAGCTTATGTCAGTGCCACCACCACCGGCTGGCTTAGTTGACTCAACCAGCCTGTCAATGTCTTCGGCTTCGTACGTCTCATCCGCACAGATTTTGGTGTCCCAGTACAACACGCGAATCTTGTTCACATTGACGTTGGATACCACACCCTGCACCTCGGACAGAAACTTAGTTAGCTCTGCCTGACCAATGCTGCCTGACGTGTCGATAGCGATAACAAGTTCGTCTACCTGCTCGGACACACCACTCGGCATGTACATACCGGCTGACATGTACCGGCGATTGGGTCTGGCATACGTTGAGTAATCTGTACCTCGGCATGTCTCGGTAACAAACTCACTCAACACATCGACCCAATTGATCTCCGGTTGCAGCAGCGAATCAATCGCACGGTTGCCACCACTACCAACCTTACCGGCAGTCAATGCACCCTGACGAATCGCGGTGTCGATCTGCTCGGCAAGTTGCTGTTGCTCCTCGTCCGACATGCTTTCGGCACCCTCCCAATCGTGATCGTCAAACCCCTCACCATCACCCTGTTCGGATTCACCAGATTGCTGTTGCTCCTCCTGTTCAGCGTATAAGATGTTGAACACCTGCTCACTGTTCATCTCAGAGAAACGTGTATCTGCAAGTCCCATTAGCTGACCAGTCTCCTTGCATCTAGGCATCTCAACAAACAAGGTACCGTCATCGTTGACAGACTTGTCACTGAGTATCTGCAAGTTGATAACGTGATCGCATGCTATGTTAGCCAGCCGATGATCCTTGTCGTGCAGATGTTTCCACGTAGTCAGATGGCGATACAGCTTGTGATAACACTCGTGCAAGATAAGGAAACGTAGTTCAGGGTCAGTCAAACTATCGACAAACTCCCGTCCGTACCACTCGTCCCGCCCGTTGGTGCAAGCTGTAGGAACATCATCTCGTACCTCCTTACTACCCATCATCAGCACACCGGCTAATGCGATGTAGTTCCTGTGGTCAATGATATTAACCAGAGCTTTGGATACCCGCTGCTCGGCGGTTAGTTGTGTTCGTGTTGAGAACGTCATAAGTCACCCCCTTACTTCTTGTCGTTGAAGTACATGTAACCGTTAGCCATGCACCACTCTTGAAACTCCTTGGTGTTAACCACCACATCTTGCTTGTGGTAGTCATCCTTACGGGCGGCATTGACAAACAAACCCTGCGCTTCCTTGGGCAGTCGGCTCAGGTACTTCATCCATTGGCTCACCCACTGATACTCGATAGTCGCCAGCGTACGCTGAACAACCATGCAATATGCTGCGGGAGATTCAGGAACCTTGGCGGTCATCGGGTTGTCCTTGATATCCTGATTGGTAGGCAAGTCACTAGCCAGTTCGAGAAACGACTGCATGTCACGCGCAGCCCGATCACCGATAGTGCCGGTCAGGAGCAACCGCACGGTAGCTTTGTCAAACTTGTCTGCCTGCCACAAGATATCGCTAGCAGCCTCCAACGATCTAGGCGTCACGAACGCCGTACGCCACTTGGCTTTGGGGTGGTAGATGTACGGATTCGCATCGTCCAGATGCCGTTGGTATTCCTCCGTAGACGGATTGCCAGATGGTTCGGACAGTTCGGTGAACGACTGCAAGACTTGTGGGTTCTCGTTTACCCAACCCAAGACAGAGTGGTGAATACCGTTTGACTGACCCCATTCTACCCACTCTTTATGGTCGGGCTTGCGCATGCGCACTACGGTTATGCGATTACGTGCGTGTGGTGGTAACAAGTCCCCCACCTGCTCGGCACCCAGATTAGTTGTGGCAAACACGATTGACCCATCCGGTAGCTTCTTACCACCGGCAGTCTCGTGTTCCTGCATGATGCGCAGCAGACCATTCTTCACAGACGGGTTAGCCTTGCCCAGTTCGTCAATCATCAGGATGATCGGCTTCTTACTGTGAAATCCCAACTCCTCGTTGACTGCGTACCGCACCACACCGTCATCGTCGATCTTGTCGAACATCGGCACGAACATATCGGCAATGTCCTTGGTGGTGCTGTCAAAGTATACCGGTACGTGTTTCGGTAACAGTCGGGCAAGCAACTTGAGTATGGAAGTCTTACCCGAACCCATGTCACCTTCGACAAGTATGGTCTGTTTGTCCCCCACTGCTGCGATGGCATAAGCAAGGGCGTTAAGTTCTACTGTAGCGTTCAATTGAATAGCAGACATAAGAGTCTCCGTTTAGTTAAGTTTAGTTGAGTTTAGTTAAGTTAAGGTTAGAAGTCCAGTGTAGGCATCTGTTGGATGATCTTGTCGATATCCTGTTTGGTCTGCAAACGCTGAGTCTCACTGTTCCGCAACGCATCCGGCGTTATCCCGTCCAATGCCATGCGCAGATTGTTGGTGATACCGGTCATCGTTGCGTCATTGGTGACGTTGCAGTTGCGCATAAGTTCCACAAACTTAGCCACATTACTTACCAGAGTGTCATGGAACCCTGTTGGCTTATCGTCACCGGAGTAGTTCAGCATCTTGGACATGTTCTCCAGTGGCTCACGCAGTCGCTTGAACACATCGCTGTACGCAGATTCCACCCTGCGCTTGAGCATATCCTCGTACTGGGACTTCATGGCGTGCGCAGCTTGGTTGCCCACCTGTACGATCCAGTTGTCGGGATCAACCAACGGCTCGTAATCAATGTGGATAGCAATCCGGCAATCAAGTGCGTACACACTTGGGAACAGAGATTGGTCAAACAAGTCCCCAAGCTCCATTTGCGCAGCACTCGCTGCTCGCGGGTAGTCATCGAGAAACTCGGCTTTGAGTTGGTAAAACTCGTTTGTGAAATCCTCCATCTGTGCCTGATAGTCGAGCAGTTTAGCGTTCGACACCAGACGCGCACCCAAGTTACCCCAAGGCAGAGTGTTGTCCATGTGCCACCGATAGATAGTCCGACTGAGTTTCTGTAGTGCAGCATGCTGCGGACTCTCGATAAGTTTCTTGCGTGAGGTAACACGCTTAGGGTCGGCATGCTTGATACGTGCCAGTGCCCTCGCAGCCTCGGGGTCGTTCTTCACCAGATCAGGCACGCTGCGTGACAGGCTGACAACCATTGCGCTAGTGGCAATCGATGGTACAACTACTTCGTCGAGTTGAGTTTGTGTTTCGTAGCTCATTACGTTCTCCTTTTCTGACAGGTTGTCAGATTTTTCAGTTTGGTTAAGTTTCGTTTGATTTGACGCTGTTTCGTTCAGCGTTTGACTATTATCGGACATATCCTGAACCCAGTCAAATGTTTGCTGATCGTGTTTATCTATCACAGTAACAGTCCTCCTATTGTGATCATTACCATAAACAGGAACGCAATCGTTCCCCCCACTACTATCTTGCACAGCGTCCATGCCAGACTCTCTTCCTCTGCCCACACGTACTTATTGTGCGGGTCATGTATGTTGTGACTCTTTCTGAAGTTATCCTGCTCGTTCATTGTTACTCCTCCCATGCTTCGACTTGTAAACAGCGGAAGCCATTCGCCCGCCACATATCCACCACGCACTGCCGGTCATCCAACACGCACAGCACGTCATCGGGTGTCAGACCAAGTTCCTGTACCATTTCGAGTTTGACCTCGGTATCGGGTCGGCGGTCGTTAGCCTTACGCATGACTAACCGCTCGTCGTAATCCCAATCCTCGTGAACGTGTTTTTGTAACCACTCAACAGTTTCGGCCCGCACCACGTCATTACGCCCAGACAGGAAATAAACCTCCCGCTCCACCGCTCCGCAGACCATGCAGCCTGAGTTGTGTCCGAGTATCAACGACTCCAGTATCTGGATAACGTCCCTGTTCGGCGCGTCATCGACGCATGCCGCATTGAAGCTATCCCAATCGCGCTCGGCGTAGGGCTTCAGCGTCCCGTCAGGATTCTTGATGTAGGGGAGCCGGTGGTTCACATCGGCCAGTGTTCCGTCTAGGTCGCACAAAATTACTTCTTTCATTCTCATTTCTCCCATCGCTTTGGATTGAATTGTTTAGCTGTCTCGAACGCACTCTCGTGAGAGCAGACCGCAGCAGCTTGTTTGTGTTGCTCGATTATCGGGAATTGCTTGGGCGCCCCCCACCCTTGGGATTCGGCACACGGCTTGCAATACTCGAAATATTTAGCGCGATCCGCCGGGTACAGTAAGCCGCAACGTACGCAACCATGTTCTGATAAGTTAGCTTTGGTCTTGCTCATCACGGCTCCTCTTTTCCTGCTCAATGGCAGCCTGCTCGGCTCGCTTCTCCTGCTCAACGACTGCCCCTTCTAGGTCATCGTAGAACGCGTACAGTTGACTGCATATCGGACGGGTGACGTACAGTGGCAAATCCATATCAAGAATGAGGTCGTCAATCTTGTCTAACAGGTCGTCGATTTTGTCTAGTTGTTCGTGCATAAGTAGTCTCCGTTTTTCTGACAAAGTGTAAGATTCTGACAAAGTGTCAGAAATCGCTCAGTGCTGGGCGTTGCTCACAGTCCCTCTCCCAGCATCATTATTATCCCATTTCCCCAGATTTGGGTCAAATTATAGAAACTCGTTTCTCTAACTCTTATATTGCAACCATTGCAACTTTAGCGTTTTTGAGGAGGTTGCAGAATGAAATCCAGTAACTACGCGGGCTGTGGGTTGCTTTGCAACTTTGCAACCATTGCAACCTTGGTTTGACTACGATCTGTGAAAATAGGCCGGAGGGGGGAGGAAGGGGAGAAATCTCCCAGAATTCACAGGAGTGACGTTTTGGAGGTTGCAATGGTTGCAATGGTTGCAATACAAAATAAGAAAAAATAAAAAATTAAATAAATATAATAATAATAGTAACTTAGTACCAAATCCCCCCACCCAATTTACTACCCCCTATTGCAACCTTGCCGTTTTTCCAAAGGTTGCAATGGTTGCAATACCCCTCTACCTAATGCTACCAATGCAACCTTTGCAACCTTTTTTATATCGAACATGTTTATCTAATGGCAGTTAGCCTGAAGGAGAACTGGTTTCTGTTTTTCTGACAAGTTGTAAGATTCTGACAATCTGTCAGATTTTTTGGCGTGGTGGCAATGCGCCACAAGGGAACTGGTTTCTGTATCTGGGGGGACGTGGCAGTTAGCCACAAGGGAACTGGTT